ACGAAGGCAGCGAAGAGTTCCGCAGCGTCTTCGTGAAGCCGGAATACTCTGACCTGTTCGAGGTGCTGCGCGAAGCACTGGAACAGGCGCAAGAGGGCAAGGGTAAAGAGCGCCACGGCAACGGCCTGTCGTTCACGATGCAACCCGCCCTGACCATCACCCGCGCCGTGGGGCTGGGCTTCCCGCTGGGTCAGGCCATGAAGAAGATACAGGAAAGCCAGCGCATGGATCGCGATGCAGCCAAGCGCGAACTGCTTGGGGCGATCAACTATCTGGCGGCTGCGGTACTGTTTCTCGACGAGTGATGACAAGGGTGGCCGTGCCTGATACAATGGCACGGCCATTACCTTGAAAGGGACCACCTATGTCTGGCTTGAACCCCAACATCCGCATCCTTGGCGACAGCCAGCCCGACGAACTGGGTGACATGGATGTAACCATCGAAAATGCGGATGAAGCTGCCGACATCCCTGAGATTAACCAAGACGGCGCGATCCTAAAGATTGACCACGGCGACGGGTCCATCACCCTGTCGCTGGACGGCAAGCCCATTGCAGACGCCGAGGACGTGGAAGGCCAGCCGGAGGGTTGGTTTGACAACCTGTCCAGCAAGATAGACGACAGCGAACTGGCGCGGATCACTGAAGACCTTTTGCGTGGCGTCCAAGACGATCTGGAAAGCCGGAACGAATGGATTGAAGATCGCGCGCAGGGCATCAAGCTTCTGGGCTTGAAGATCGAACTGCCGGGCATCCAAGGCACGGGCGATGGCGCACCGATTGAGGGCATGTCCAAGGTCCGGCACCCGTTGCTGCAAGAGGCCGTGCTGCGCTTCCAAGCGAACGCGCGTTCGGAAGTGCTGCCGACCGATGGCCCTGTCAAAATCCGCGACGATGCGAATGGCACGACCACGCAGCGCGATGACCTTGCCAATGCGTTCGAGAAGGACATGAACCACTTCCTGACCAGCACGGCACGGGAATACTACCCCGACACCGACAGGATGCTTCTCTTGCTGGGCTTTGGGGGCACCTCGTTCAAAAAGGTGTTCTTCTGCCCGCTGCGGAACCGCCCTGCCAGCGACAGCGTGGATGCCGACAACCTGATCGTCAACAACAGCGCCACCGACCTGTCCACCGCTATGCGGATCACGCACCGTGTGATGCTCAAGCCGTCCACGGTCAAGCGCCTGCAAATCCTTGGGGTCTACCGCGACATCGACCTGTCCACCCCGATGGAAGTGATGCCCGATGCCGCCGCAGAGGCCAAGGCGTCACAGCAGGGCGTCACCACCACGTCCGCCAACCCCGAAGACCGTGACCGCGAGATTTACGAAATCTATTGCGAACTGGACATCAAGGGCTTTGAACACAAGTTCAAGGGCAAGGTCACTGGGCTGGAAATCCCGTACCGCGTCACCATTGACGTATCGTCCCGCGAAATCCTGTCCATCACGCGCAATTACGACCAGCCCGATGCTGGGATGCTGCCAGAAGCCCGCACCACGTTCGTCAAGTACACGTTTGTGCCGGGCTTGGGCTTCTACGACATTGGCCTTCTGCACATCCTTGGCAACACCACCAACGCGATCACCGCCGCATGGCGGGAACTGTTGGACGCTGGCATGTACGCCAACTTCCCCGGCTTCCTGATCAGCGACACTGGTGCCCGCCAGAACACCAACATCTTCCGCGTCCCGCCGGGTGGTGGCGCACAGGTCAAGACGGGCGGCCAGAAGATCAGCGATGCCATCATGCCGCTGCCCTACAAGGAACCGTCGGGGGCGCTGATGTCGCTGGTGGAGAACATGTCGCAGACCGGGATGCGTGTGGGTGGCACTTCTGAGTTGCAGGTTGGCGAAGGCCGTGCCGATGCGCCCGTTGGTACCACGCTGGCCATGATCGAACAGGCCACCAAAATCCTGAACGCCGTCCACAAACGGATGCACAGCGCACAGGCCGAAGAGTTTGCGCTGCTGGTGCAGTGCTTCCGCGAACACCCCGAAAGTTTCTGGGAACGCAACCGCAAGCCCACCATCCAGTGGAACGAGGAACTGTTCTTGCAGGCCCTAAGCGATGTGGAACTGGTGCCGCAAGCCGACCCGAACACGTCGTCGCACAGCCAGCGCGTGATGAAGATCATGGCGCTGAAGCAACTTCAGGCCGCAAACCCCGGCCTTTACGATGAGGTTGCCATCGACAAGGCCGCCCTGCGGTCCATAGGTTGGTCGAACCCGGAACAATTCCTCAAGCCCGAAGACCAGCGCAACCAGCCATCGCCTGAACTGCTCAAGGGCATGGAAGACCTCAAGATTGACCATCAGCGCGCTGATGCCGACACAATGCGCGCGCAGGCCGCTATGATCAAGGCACAGCAACCCGCAGCCCCCAAGGGCGTTGCTGGCCCCGCTGGCAAAGACCCGCAGGAACTTCAAATCAAGATGATGACGGAGCAAAACAAGCAGCGCCAGATGGAACTGTCGGCCCGGCGCGACATGGCGAACGACGAGAACCGCGATCTTGACCGTGAGAACGACATCCGCTTGGAACAGATGAAGATGGACCGCGACAGCATGAACGATGCGGTTCGGATGCAGCACGAAAAAGACATGCAGGCCCAGCAACACGCGATTGATGCTGTCAAGCTGGCCATGCAAGTTCAAAGAGGTAAGCAATGACCGACAAGGCGATCCGTGCTGCCAAGCTGACGGCGGCAGGCATCCTAGACAAAGCCCGCGCCCGCACCGCCGTCACCCGCGCAGGTGGCCAGATCGCCCCGTCCAAATACCTGCCTGATGTCCCCCGTCAGGTCCATGCTGGTGGTGGCAAGGTCAGTGAAGATGAAGAAAAAAACAATCTCGCCCAATGGTATGGACCGAGCAGCCCAAATTCACACCCTCATTACATGGGTAAAATTTGGTATCACGTCACCGATAGCGGCCCTCTTAAGTTGCGCGACAACGATCCACTTTGGATGTCGGAAGACCCTGATTTTAGCGGTCACACGTCTTCACGCCAAAATCACTCATTTCCGCTGCACACAAACGTCAGAAACCCGTTCTACGGGTCAGACAGTCAAATCGCCGAATTGTCTAAGCGCGTAAAGCTTTCTGATGAAGAACTTTACAAACTGAAAAATCCTGAAGATACCGATCACGCCGGAACTTACCGCATTATTGAACGCCCAGATGTCTTTCAGGCTATCCAAGATATGGGGCATGACGCTGCCGAACTGCACGAAAACAACACCAAAAACCTTGTCGTCTTTAAGCCTCAAGGATCAGCGAAAAGCATTTCCAGAACAGCTTTAAGCCCATATGACCCTTGGCATCAAAAATGGCCAAGCAAACACCCGAACGACTTTAACCAAGGCACGTTCGACCCTAACGACCCCGACATCACCAAGGCAGGTGGTGGCGATGTAGAGGGCGACAACGACCACATCTATGTGGTGCATGGCGGTTCAGACTTTGATCAGATCAACCCATCATATTCAGGCCGTGGGGAACCCGGCGACATCCGTCCGCTTGGCAAGGGTCTTTACGGCTATGTGATTGATCACGCTGATCCTGAAAACTTTAAGAATGCTATTAGATGGGCCACGCGGTATTCGCAGAATTATGGGCGTGGGCAAAAAACCCTTCATGTGTTCAAGGTACCAAAGTCTTCCTCGACTGTGTTTAATGGTTACCGAGAACTTGATGTTGAAGGTTACCCAAAACCTATCAAAGGTATTGGCTTGGAGCCAGAAAACGAACTAAATGCCTACAGAGCGCATAAGGCTACAGAACCGCCTTACGACGAAAAAAACTCAGCAGATTACTGGGCGCACGAAAGGAAAGGGCGCGCTTTGTGGGATGCCGTAAAGGACGCCGCTGACCTACGGATGCAGCATCTCCCCATCGGGCTTACGGAGGTTGCAATCCAAAACCCCAAGGTTGCCACACGGATCGGCAAGTTCAGCTTAGACACGCCCACTAGCGACATTCTGGACGCGGTCAAAGACGATGCACAAGCCCGCGCCGCTGGTGGCCGCATCCACGCCGAAGATGGTGGCAAGATGGAACTGCGCTCTAGGGCCGCAGAGGCCATCCGCAACCAGCCGCAGCTTAAGGGCAGCGTTGATCAGTTGCTGGCGGTTGCTGCCAAGGGCAAGGGCGTGAAGCAGGCCGAACTGGCAAATGCTGGCCGCCCGTCCGGCAACATCATCTCCAAGGAAAAGCTGGCGCAGCACTTTGAAGATGCCGCGCCTGACGTGCGGGTGAAAAGGTACCAAGACACCCCGGCGGTTGGTCATACCGTGGATGAAAGGAAAGAGTACAACTTTTTGTCCGACGAACGCGAAAACAATAGACTGGATGAGGATCAAATCTCGCGGTGGTTCGATCTTAGAGACAAACTTAGAAGCAAGACCGATACAAAGTACGGAAAATGGTTCTTGCCCTTTGACTTTGGCAGGAACTACCGTGAACACCTTCTGCACCTGCCGTCTGCGGGCGGAGAGGTAAACCATATGGTGCTTGGTGCATATCCCAGAGACTTTGGCACAGAGGCCGAGGCACACGAATACATTGATCGGATGAACCGTGCAGCCGAAGAACCCGGCATGGAACCTATCCGCGACAGCTTGCGCCAATATCCCCTCACCTATTCCCCGGAAATCTCACGAAGTGATAAAGATTTTCAATCTTCCCACTGGGGAGTGCCAAACGTTGTCGCCCACGTCCGCATGAAAGACATTAACGGGGGCAACGATCTTTTTGTCCAAGAGGTGCAATCCGACTGGGGGCAGAACGGTCGCGAACAAGGCTTCTACGACCCCCAAAATCCCTACGAAGTTGTCCGTAAAGGCACCAAAGAAGTTGTGTCCAGACACCCCAACTACAGTTCCATGTGGGATGCCTACCGCACCCACCCTGACGCTGACAATCTCGCCTATGGAGATGTTCGGGATGAGAAGGTTCCACAGGCCCCCTATGTTGGGAACACCCAGCAATGGACCGATCTGGCCCTGAAGCACGTCCTGACCGAGGCCGCCAAAAATGGAAAATACAAACGTGTGGTGTTTGCCCCGGGCGAAGCCAACGCTGACCTGTACGGGCAACGTCAGCCCATATCCAGCGCCAAGCTGCACGTCCCCATTGGTATGGCTGATACCTTGGGCTACCTTTACACGCAGGACAAAGAGTCTGGTGCATCGCTTGATCCAATCCTCATCAAGGATGAAAAGGAACTGATTAGCCAGCTTGGCCGAAAACACGCCAAGGCCCTCTTGTCACAAGAACCGACAACTTTTGGTGGAGCATCAAGCCGCGCCATATCTGAACCCAATATGAACCTTGGCGGCCATGGTATGGTGGAATACTACAAAAACATCGTCCACCCCAGCGCGTTGAAGCTTTTGCAGCAACACGACCCGTCGATCCAGCCGGAAAAACCGTATGTGCTGCCCAACGGCTACAAGGGCTTCGACCTACCCATGACCGAAACCGCCCGCCAGTCCATCCTCAAGAACGGCTTTGGCACGTTCAAGCGTGGTGGCACAGTAGATGGAGAACCTGATGCAAAAACTGAAAATACCCCCGGAAGTGTTGGCAATGGCCCCCAAGCGGGAGGATTTCCCATCGCAGGAGGAATACGAGGAGGCGAAAGCGTTCTTCCTGCACCGCTTTCGCCACACGGCGAGGTAGACCTTCAGGGCCTGCCCAAGGATATCCTGATCCCCAAGCTTGGGATAAAGGTCACCGCAGGGCACAACCCAGAAATCCGGCAGGTAGCCCGGGACTACACCCGGCAGGCTGGTATCGACTACAGCCCGCCCACGCTCTACAAGAAGGTTGACCCCAACCTCGGCAAGCGCATTTCGGATGCCTACGCCGACATGGCGCACTTCCCGCAGCACCCGCTTGTAAATGCGGCGTACGAAGCAATGAAGCGTGAGACGCTGGACCAGTACCGCATGATCCAGAAGGCTGGGGTCAAGATGGAATTCTATCCTGACGTTAAAAAAGACCCCTACCACAGCCAACCGCGCCTGATGACCGAGGACGTGAACAACAACAAGCACATGTACGTCTACCCAACGGTCGTGGGGGGCTTTGGTACAGGCAAGCAGCCCAAGGGCCACGAAAACAACCCCCTGCTTGGTGACAGCGGCGAACGTTGGAACGGCCAACCTGTGGTGTTCAACGACCTTTTCCGGGCCGTCCACGACTACTTTGGGCACGTCAAGGAGGGTCTGGGTTTCCGTGGTGACGGTGAAGAGAACGCATGGCGGTCACACGCGGCCATGTACAGCCCCTTAGCCCGTATTGCCCTTGGTGCCGAAACCCGTGGGCAGAACAGCCTGTTAAACTACGGCCCGAACGGCGAACACAACCGCACTGCAAGCCCCGAGGACACCATTTACTCGCCCCAAAAGCTTGGTGTGATGCCTGTGTGGGCGCTTCACGAGGGTGCGGAGTTTATCAAACCCGAGGAACGCGCCCAGATGGAGGCAATCTACAGGCATTTTGGCCTTGGGCCGGAAGGTTTTGTGGAACCCAAGGTCCAACGTGCGCCTTCTGCCTTTGTCGGACAACAAAAGATGGCCCCAACCGCCGGGATGCCCCCGTCAGGCATGTTCACGTCCAAGCCCACGCTGTCCAAAGGTGGCACGGTTGGGAAGGAAGAGGGCGGCGCGACAGGCTCCCTTCGTGAAAAGGGTCTTTGGACATCTGCACAAGCAATCAAGGCAGGGACAGGGTCACGCGAGGCACACGCGGCACTGGTCAACAAGATCAAACCCGTTTCACCGTACGCAGCACCAGTTCCCCCTGCGTCCGATCAGCAAGTTCACGACGCGCTGACGAAGGACAAGCAGCCAAAAGCCTTTGCCCCAAGACGTTTGGGGGAAGGTACGCCCGTGGCGGTGCGCCTTGACATTCCGGCGTATGAAAAAAGGAACACATGGGTTGTTTCTGTCCATCATCCGAAATCCGATTTCACGGCTGGTGAGGTGATTGGCTATGACAGCGTGGCACACATCGGCAACCCGCGCTTTGGGGTCCACCCAACGGGCGCTCTGAACATTGCAAGTGGCAAGCCCAAGGCCACGATTGCAACGGTTCATGGCAACTGGAAGAAGACAACGCCGGAGGATGCGTTTAAGCTGTCGCAGACGGTCCACAACGACCCCCAGTGGCGTCAGGTAGGGATGGACCCGGAACGGCATTCGTATTTCTACGACCGCGAGACACAAGAACCTGTCATGGCTGCGGACGAGGCCTTGCACATTGGCCCGTTGGTGTATGCAAAGAACCCTGTGTACGGAAAAAAGACAGATTTCGCTTTTAGCAAGGGCGGTGATGTGTCTGCCGCCATCGCTTTAACACGCCGCTTCACCAAAGACGGCAAAGCTGCTACGGTGGCGTTGAAACCCAAGGGGAAATGACATGGACGACATTGTAAAGAAGGCCCTTGGCAAGGTCGCCCGGTACAAAGACCCGCAAAATCCCAAGATGGACGATTGGAAATGGCGTCCGTTGAAGGATGTCCACGCCGAACTGGAAGGTTTGCCCGAAATTCCCAGCCATGTGGAGAAATTTGGCGCATTTATGGACGAAACCGCCAACCGTGCAGTCAAACAAGGCCTGACACCCCGCGATCTGATCAAAGCCTACGCCATCACCCGGGCATCCATCCAGCGCAGACAGAAAAGTGCCGATTCCGTGCGTGAAAACGGCCTGGTGTTGCCGCCCACAACCGCTAAAATGATCCGGCCCGAGGGCGCGATGGGGGAATGGCTGCATAGCCCCATGGGTCAACGGTATTTGGACGCCGCAGAACGTGGTCAGGTTGATGAAGAAGCCGTGGCACACGCCCAGCGCGTCATGTCACCGTTTGGATTGACCACCGAAGCCACTTCATTGCCGTGGGCTGCACAGGTACTTGGCCCCCACCACAAGCAAGTGGGCGATATGGTTGCCCGGGGCCTGATGGGGAAGTCCCCAACAGCCGAATGGCAAGATTTCAGCAAGAAAAACCTGCATGGCATCGGCGTGGCCAAGGCTGGGTTCATTGCGTCGTTGCTGGGCCGTGGGGACATGCCCACGTTTGATGCGCGTCAGGTGAAGTTGCAGACTGGTATCCAAAAAACCAAAGAAGCAACGCCCATGACGAACAAGGGCGGCTTTGGTGTCATCGACAGGCTTGCCGCCCGTCAGGCCGCCATGAACCCCAAGATGGACCCCGGACTGGAACCCTACCGCCAGCACCTGACCCACCATGCAATCTGGGATAAGGCCGAGAACGCCACGACCACGCATGATGACGTGATGAACGCCATGCGTAACGCCAAGGATGGTGGCCGGATCGGGTACAGCACCAAGGGTTATGTCAGCGCGGACGAACGGGCATCTGAGGTGCGCCGTGATCTGCGTAACATGCTAGATCACCCACTGGCTGATAACCTTTTGCGGGCAATGGGCATTAACCCCAAGGCTTCCCCCGAAGAAATCCAAAAGACGTTCCAAGAGGCCGAGGGCCGGGCAATTGGCCGTATGGTACGGGTGCCGCGCCGTGACCAACTTGGTGCGATCAACGATCCACAACATCTGGCAGCCATCCAGAAGATCATTGACAGTTACAATGTTGACCCAACGCAGAACGCTGGCGGGCCGTACTACGGCGTCAAGCAAACCATGGCACCAGATCAGGTTCAGGCCACCATTGGGGCGTTGCCAAAGTCTTCCGCTAAACAGCCCGTGCAGATGAGCTTGCGGAAGGCGCTGGAACCATACAAGGGCGGCACAATTGTTGGCCTTGGCGGGGACCGCAGCCGGGTGGGCGTGATCACCCACATCAACGGCAACCCGCTTGCATGGCCCGTCCACCTGCATGGTGGGGCCGGATATATGCTGGAACAGAACCCCGGCGAGGTGTGGAACAACAACCCAAACCACGCAAAAAGCTTGAAAAACATGATCGAAACCGCCATGCAGCGCGGCCCTGTTATCGGCGCATGGAGTTCAATGGGCGGCAAGTCTCTCGACTCCGGCCACAACATGGTCGAAACCTTGATGGCGCAAATCCCGAACGCAAACATTGATCCCAAAGATGCTGCAATGTTTGACGAAATCGTACGAAGCGGACAGCATGGTTTTACTGCCGCAGACAAGAAAAAGCTTGCGATTTCAATGAAGGACTGGCCGGGCATTCTAAATGCAAAGGAAGTTACGGAATTTATGCGCCCTGAAAACGGCATGTCCGGCAAGGCCCGTGAAGCCCTTGTCAAGTTTATGGACAAGAAGCCTTGGCGTGACGCGGGCTTCCCCGAGGTAGGGGTAACCCGTGCGGCAATCTCAGAACCCGGTTTGCTTGGTGCCCCAACTGGACACGCGGGATTTCGGTTGGCAGAACTTCACCCAGAAAATATGTCAAACCAGCCCCGTAACTTTGACCACGCAAACTATCGTGGGCCAACCGCAGGAAGTTATTTGGCTGATGTCCCATTGATCCCGACGGAGTCTTTCTTCCCCGGCTACACGGCGGCATGGGGTTCCAAGAACATTGCGGGCGGTCAAATGGTTCATCCTCTTAGCGAAGGTCCGCAGGGACGCTCTACGGCGCGAAAAGGCGTTACCGAGCAAAAAGCGTGGGGGCCAATTGACAACCGTGGCCTTGACCGTATGGACGAAGCTGTAGAATTCCAAAAGTCCCAACAGAAATCCCGTGGCGGTAAGACCAAAAACATGGAACGTGCAATGTCTCTCACTTCGTTGTATGCTCTCGACCACGACCGGGACGCCGGATAACCTCAGAGGATCGTAACATGGATTTCAAAGCACTTCGTGCCAAACGGAATGATAAGGCCCGCAGCCTGATCGAAAGCTCCGGCGGTAAGGTCGATAGCTCCACTTGGACCCCGGACGAAATGTTGAACGCTGACGCCAAGACGGGTATGCGCCCGATCTCGCGCCGTGCGTTTAAGGCTGGTGGTAAGGTTGAGGGCGAGAAGGCCAAGACCAACCTGTCCCGCACCCCGCGTGGCTTTCAAGAGAAGGTCGGTTTGGCCAACACCAACCAGAAAGACGCCAACGAAGAGCGCGAAGGCAAGAAGCATGTCGGTGGCATGAAGCGCGGTGGCCGTGCCGGGTATCAGACCTATGGCGCTGTAGATGGTGCCCGTTTGGACACCGTCGGCCCAGATGAAGGCGGTGAAAAGAGCGAACCGATGGGGACCATCAACGGTCGCAAGGTCAGCGCCAAGCAAGAAGCAAGCTTTAACGAAGCCCAAAAGCAGCAAGCCGCATGGGAAGCCGAACAACGCGCCAAGGGCGATATGACGCGCCGCAGGGATGGTGGCCGTGCCAAGAAGGCCACAGGCGGTTCGGACGACAACTACAAAGAAGGCGTGGACTTTGAGTGGGTTGATGGTGCAGAAGGTAGCAACACAAAAACCCGCCACTTCTACACCAAGGCAGAAAAGGCTGACCGGGCATTGGCACCGACCACCTCTCCCCGTCCGATGGCCCGTCCGAAGGCGTCTGCCCCTGCTGCGTCGTCTACCATGACCACCAGCCCGATGCCCCCAAAGCGGCCCGTAACAAACGTTATGCAGCCCGCTAAGATCACCACCTCTCCCCTGCCGGAAGATGTGTCTGCCGCAACCATGAAGGCCTTGGGATACCCTTCTCGGACCGGGATGCCCGACGTTGACGTGATGGGTAATGCCACGGGCTACAAAAAGGGCGGCAAGGCTGGCAAGTGGGAAGGTTCTGCCAAGGACAAGATGCAGGACAAGAAGCTGGCCTCCAAGCGCAAGATGACGATGGCTGAATGGGAAGCTTCCAAGGCCGACGAAAAGCACGACAGCCAGCATTCTATGAAGGGCCTGAAGGCTGGCGGCAAGGCCAAGCACGACGAGGGTTGCTCCTGCAAGGCCTGCGGTGGCCGCATGGGCCGCGCCACGGGTGGTCGGGCTGGCAAGGGCACCACGAACATCAGTATCAACGTGATGCCGCACAGCCCGAACAAGCCTATGGGTATCCAGCCTCCAATGCCCCCGATGCCCCCTGTCGGTGGTCCGCCCCCGATGCCGATGGCACCACCGCCCGCCCGTATGTCGCTGCCGCCCGGTCTGGGCGCTGCTATGGCTGGTGCCGCTGGCGAAGGCCCGATGCCCCCTCCGGGTGGCCCCGGCGCTCCCATGCCCCCGATGATGGGTCGCAAGGATGGCGGCAAGGTTTACCCGAAAATGCGCTTTGGGGCTGGCTCTGGTGAAGGTCGCCTTGAAAAAATCCAGAAGTATGGTAAAAACGCATAAGGTGCGCCCTCCCTGCACCTAACTGTGGCCCCCGGCATTTCTCCAGATGTTGTCGGGGGCCACACCAATGATGAGTGATTAGAATGATCCAGACGGCAAGCAGCGTTTTCGAACGTGAGCTTCGTAGGCTGATAAGCGAAGAGCGACATCATCTGGCCACCAACCTTGTTGGGGGGCATTCAATCACATCTATGGAAGCATACCGCGAGGTGGTCGGTAAGATTGCCGCGTTGGATTTGGTCATCGAACTTTGTGATGACGCGCAAACACTCGTCAACAAAACCCTCTGAAGGATTAACCATGCCGCATATGCCCATGTTGCACGAAAAAGACCCAAAGCTCACCATCCTCCAAGAACTTGGTGACATTTCTAATGTGGAACTATTCCATAATCAAGTCCTTTTAGCGACTTATTTGCGCCCAACAAAAACAAAAAGTGGATTGATCCTTACGGACAGCCACGTTGACGAGGACAGATACCAGTCCAAGGTCGGCCTGTTGGTTAAGCGCGGCCCCTTGGCGTTCGAACAGGACGGCAATTGGTTCACCGGGATGGAATTTAACGACCACGATTGGCTGATCTTCCGCCCATCTGACGGCTGGTCCATCACCGTGAACAACGTCCTGTGCCGTATTTTCGACGACGTAAACATCAAGGGCCGGGTGCAAGACCCCGATGCCGTGTACTGAAGGGAAACCCCATGGAAGACGAAGACGAGATCACGCTGGAACTGACCCCAGAAGAAGAGCCGGAGGCCCCGCAGGAAGAGGAACCTGCGTATATCACAGAACTGAAGCGCCAACTGGAGGCCGAAAAGGCCGCCCGCATCAAGGCGGAACAGCAGGCGCATCAGGCCAACCGTGAAACCCACAAAGCCAAGAGCGAAGTGGAAGAAACGAACCTCCAACTGGTGGTCAACGCCATTGACACGGTCAACCGGGACATCGAACTTCTTAGCCAAGCGCACACGTTTGCCTTGCAAAGTGGTGATTTTGACCGCGCAA